CCGGGACGTTCGGCGACCCTAAGTCCGCCGCTCATGCCGGCTGGATCGCCCGAGGGGCGATGCGCGGCGACGAAGGGAACCCCGGTTGGCAATCCGCTTGGATGGGCGACCCGGAAGCGGTCGACCGGAACGCCCGCCAGTACGTCCCGGCTACCGAGGAAGCCGCCGCCTGGACCGGCTATGGCACAGCCCTGAAGCCCGCCCATGAGCCAATCCTGTTGGTCCGCAAGCCCTTGGAAGGCACGGTCGCACGGAACGTCCTGGCGCACGGATGCGGCGGACTGAACATAGACGGCTGCCGCGTTCCTTCGGCCGAGCCTCGGGCTTCTGGTTGGAGCAAGTCCGGCAGCAAGGCCAGCGAAAACGTCGCGATGTCTGGCGCGAACTACGCGAGAGACCCGAAACCCGATGATCCCGCCGGCCGATGGCCCCCGAACATCTTGCACGACGGATCGCCCGAAGTGCTGGAGGCGTTCGGGCGGTTCGGCGACCGCGCGCCAGGCCCTACGCCGGCCAAGCGCGGGGCCGGCGGCATATCGACGACAGGGCACAAAGGACAAGAGACCGGCCGAGAGTCGTACACCGAAGGCGGTTCCGCCGCACGGTTCTTCCCGGCCCTCGGGTACACCGAAGATGAATTGCTGCACAACGCTCTTTGCACCTTGCTTTGGTCGTGGGACGTAGACATAGTCAGCGAAACTGAAACCGCGGAGGCTTCTTGCCTGAGTGTCAAAACGGCTGCGGAAAGCCTGTCTGCGTCGACAGACGGGGGCGGCAGCGAAAGTACTGCGGACGGGTTTGCGCCGGGCAACATATCGCCCAGCGCCGAGGCCAAACCGCCGCGTCCGTCGGAGTGTGCCGAGTTTGTGGAACGGCTTTCCGGGCGTTTGCTTCGGACGGCCGAGAATACTGTTCCGTCGAATGCGCGGCGACCGGCCGACGAAAACCCCGCTCGCGGTGTAAAGTCTGCGGGGACCCGGTCACCCTTACCCGGAACGTCTACTGTTCAAAATCTTGCTCTTCGAAAGATCAGGTCCGGCCGCGACTTGAAGGAACTTTTTATCGACGCAACAGCGAGCGAATTGCTTCTACTAGCCGAGACCGTTACCGCGACGATGCGGAGTTTAGAGGCCGCGTCCTCGTGCGGCGCGCCGCAGCCAAAGCTCTCCCTGCAAAACAGCCGTGCGAAAAGTGTGGCAACCAGACAGCCGACCGGCATCACGACGATTACGGTAAGCCGCTGGATGTCCGATGGCTCTGCCGGCCGTGCCACATTCAACATCACGCCAAAGAGCGAGGGTCCTGGGGTTCCGGGCTGCGGAAACGGGTTGAGGTTTAGGTATTCGTCCAAGGCGAACAAGGCCGAACGGATGGGCAGCCAGCACCCGACCGTCAAACCGATCGCCCTCCTCCGGTGGCTCGCCCGCCTGATCACGCCGCCCGGCGGTCGCATCCTCGATCCGTTCGCCGGCACCGCGACGACCGGGGCCGCGGCACGGGCCGAGGGCTTCGACTTCACGGGAATCGAGATGACCGACGAGTATGTCGAAGACTGCCTGCGCCGGCTGCCCGAGGCCACGGTCGACCGGGGGCCGTGGGGCCTCGACCTACGGGACACCCTGGCCCGCAACCGGGCCGCCCAGGAGGCCCTGCGGCGTGCCCTACCGTGAGCGTCTGGAGTCCGCTGACGAAGCCGACCTACGCAAGTGGGCGCTCGCTGACGGCTGGGATGTCATCAAGGTCGGCCGTAACGGCTGGCCCGACCGGGTGTTCGTCAAGGGGGGCCTGCATGTGTGGATCGAAGTGAAGCGAGCCAAGGGCGGCCGGCGGGCCGTCCTCCAGGAGCGCCGAGTCAAGTCGCTCCGGGACCATGGCGCCCGAGCCTTCTTTGCGGACGGCCGAACCGAAGCCTGGGCGGTCCTGCAAGCCGAGTGGCGGCGCCACACCGAGATCCTGATGGGCGACCTGTGAAGTCCTCGACCGACATGAACCCCTACCAGTGGGACGGCGTCCGGTTCCTGGTCGAGACGCCGTTCGGGGCGTACTGGCTCGACATGGGCCTCGGGAAGACGATAACCGCGCTGACAGCTATCGTCGTCCTGAAGGAACTGGGCCTTGTCCGCCGGGTGATCATCTTCGCCCCGCTCCGGGTCGCCGCCCAGACCTGGCCCACCGAGATCGAAAAGTGGCTGCATACGCACGACCTGACGTACACCGTCATCCGGGCCACGCCTGACCATCCTCGGGCCAAGGCCGCCCGGCAGGCCGCCAGGCGGGCCGCCCGGCGCCTGGGGCTGGCCTCTGACGTTGCCTCGCGGCTGGCGGACCGGGCGGGCAAGGCGACCGAGGAGGCGATCCGCCTGGAGCAACTGGCGGAGCCGACCGACTTGCACATTATCAACCGGGAGCGGATACCCTGGTTGGTCGAGACGTGGGGCCGCCATTGGCCGTACGACATGGCGATCTATGACGAGGCGTCCGGTCTCCGGGATCACAAAACCCAACGGGTTCGGTCTCTGGTCCGGGTGCGGCCGAAGCTGGAGCGGTTCTGGGAACTCACGGGCACCCCGGCGCCCGAGACGTATATCGACCTGTTCGCCCAGATATACCTCCTCGATCGCGGCGAGCGGTTCGGCCGGTTCATCACGAAGTTCCGGGAAAAGTATTTCGATTATAACGAATACAAACGTATCTACAAACTCAAAGAAGGCGCCGCCGACGCGATCATTGAGAAGATCGGCGAACTGGCTCTCGTCATGCGGGCCGAGGACCACCTTGACCTGGAGGACCCGGTTGTCGTCGACCGTGTGATCGAGTTCGACGAACCGACGATGGCGCAATACCGGAAACTGGAACGCGACCTCGTCATCAAGATCGGCGATGTCGAAGTTATTTCCGAGACCCAGGGCGCCCTCGGCCAGAAGTTGCTCCAGTTCGCCTCGGGGGCCGTGTACGACGAGAACAAGAAAGCCGTTCCGGTTCACGATCACAAGATCGACGAACTTCGGGAAATCCTGGAGGAAGCACAGGGCGCCCCGGTCATCGTCGCCTACTGGTTCAAAAGCAACCTGGCCCGGCTGCAAAAGGCATTCCCGCAAGGTAAGGCGCTGGACAAGGACGCGAAGTTGGAGAAGGACTGGACGGCCGGCAAGGTGCCATTGATGTTCGTCCACCCGCAGTCAGCCGGCCACGGGCTGAACCTCCAGTATGGCGGCCACATTCTTGTGTTCTTCGACGTGCCGTGGTCGCTGGAACTGTATCTTCAGATGATCGGCCGTATTGCCCGCCAGGGGCAGACCAAGGTCCCGATGATTTTTCATCTGATCGTCAAGGGCACGATCGAAGAAGGGATTGTCCCGCGGCTCCGTGAAAAGGAGCAAGGGCAGGACTACCTCAAAGCCGAGGTTCAACGCCTGTACGAAGAAAGGAAGGCCGCCTGATGCCGCCACTTTTGCAAGCCGTTATCCGGAGCATGTTGGGCCGGACTTTTGCGCCGACGGTTCTAGCCGGCGACGCACCGACGCTAAAGACCCTCGAAGGCGTCGTCCCGTTCGAGGTGTCCGGGGTCCGAGAATTGCTGACCGAAACGGGGTGGAGATTGGCCGAACGCGACGACAGAGGGCAAAGGACGATGATAATAAAATCCGATCTGAGTTTTTTGCCTGCGCCGCGCACATGGATAGAACAAGCGGCGCCAGAAGGCGGCGGTCGCTATGCGGCGCTGTTCGAAGAAACTGAGACCGCTGAACGAAACACAACGCTGTTTCTTCGTCCTCCGAACGGCCCGGTTTTTGTCTGTTCGACATCCGCGCCGCTGAACCAACCGATTGATCGGGAGCGCCGGGACGTGCTTGCAGTGTGCCGGTTTCGGTCTGAGGCCGCTTTGCCGCTGATCAACATGCCGAAGATTATCGGCCGTGTTCAACACCAACCGCACGCCGGGCTTCAGCGGGAGTTGGTCCGTAACAAAAAACTGATCGGCCCGTTTTCGTTGCACGCTTGGACTGAGATAAAAATGGAAGTCCGCCCGCCGAAACGGGACGGAGACATGACCCACGAGCCGCACTTGACCGGAGAAAAGGCCCTGGAGTTCGTTCGACAACACATACGGTTTCAGAACGGCCGGTGGGTCCAGGTCCGTTGGCACTTCCGGGGAAATCCTGCCCTCGGTATCCGGCAGCGCAAGTACACCCTTGTCGACAAGACGAGGGCCGCCTGATGTTGGGTATTAGACCGTTCTGGCGATACTACGGCGGTAAGTGGCGGGCGGCGCCGCGCTACCCGGCACCATTGTACGACACCATCGTCGAACCGTTCGCCGGATCGGCCGGGTATAGCCTGCGGTATCCGGAGCGGAAAATCGTGTTGATCGAAAAATACCCGGTCATAGCCGAAATGTGGCGATACCTGATCGCCGTTCGCGAGAGTGAGTTGCTTGCCGTTCCGGAAGTAGAATCCGTTGACGACTTGCCCTCTTGGGTTTCTCCCGGTGCGCGCTATTTGGTCGGTTTCTGCATGAACGACGCCGCCGCGTCGCCGTCGAAAACCTTGTCGGCGGGGGTTAGATGGATGCAAAACCGTACGCATACAAGCGGCTGGACCGAACAACGGAAATTGAACATCGCCGGAAACCTGCCCCGTATTCGCCACTGGGCCGTTATCGAAGGGGACTACTCCGACGCTCCGGACATTCCCGCGACTTGGTTTATCGACCCGCCTTATTGCGGCCCCCCTGGGCGGCACTACAAACACGCCGACGTCGATTATCCGCGACTGGGCGACTGGTGCAAAACCCGCCCGGGCCAAGTTATCGTTTGCGAGAACGCGGGAGCAACCTGGCTGCCGTTTCGGAGCTTCGCGACGCTCAAAGCCGGGATTAACGGCAAAGGTTCGGCGGAGGTCATCTGGACGTCCGGCGATCTTGCGGGCGCGATGCGGCGGAACGCCGACGCCCGGGCGGGCTTGTTGTCCGCTTTCGTCGGCCTGACGGAGACCGTCTGATGGCTCGACCCGCGACAATGGACCCCGCGCTGCGGACGCTCCTGTACCAAGGGGCGACCGCCCGCCAGTTGGCGCTTATGTTCGGCATGGAACAGACGGCGGTCGAGCGGCGTCTGGCGGGCGCCCGGAGCGCCGGCGAGAGGGACGGCCGGACCATCTGGCGGGTCAAGGACGCTGCGGCGGTCCTGGCGCCGCTGCCGGCCGACGTGGTGGGCCGTGTGATCCGCATGAACCATATGGACCTGCCTCCGGTCCTGCGGAAAGAGTATTTTGATGGCCAGTTGAAGCACATGAAGCTGCTTGAACTGGAGGGGAAGATCTGGCGGACCGAGGCCGTGCAGCAGTACGTCGGGACGGCCTTCCGCGATATCAAACTGGAGGTCCAGTTGATCGCGGACACCCTGGAACGCAGTACCGAAATGACGGAGCGCCAACGGCAAATCGTGGCTGAATCCGTCGACGGGTGTCTTAACGGCATCCGGGACAAGCTGATGGCGCAGTTCGCCAACCTGAAGGACGACAAAAATGGGCGATGCGCTCTCGACATTCTTGACGGACCCGGAGACGGCGGAGAAGTCGACGAGTGGGACGGGCTATGATCACCTGGCGGACGTCTTCGCCGACTTGGCCAACATCTTCGACCCGCAACTCCGTTACACCGTGTCAGAGGCGGCGGAGCAATTCCGGTATCTGAACAATCCGGGGTCGTACGTCGGTCCCTGGCGGAACGCCGAAGTCCCTTACATGATGGAGCCGGCGGACACGTTGCGATCCCGCATGTACGCCGCCACGGTGTTCGTCGGGCCGGCCCAGTGTGGCAAGACGGACGCGCTGATCTTGAATTGGGTCGCATACATGGCGACGGTCGAACCGGGCGACATGGCGGTGTTTCTGCCGACGATGGCGATGGCCAAGGATTTTTCGACCCGTCGAATCGACCGCCTGATGCGGCACAGCAAACGAGTCGGCGCGAACCTGCTGACCGGCCGATCCTCGGACAATTTGTTCGAGAAGCACTTTTCGAACGGCTCCATGTTGTCGCTGGGCTGGCCGTCCGTCTCGCAGTTTGCCTCTCGCCCGATCATGCGGTGCGCGCTGACCGACTACGATCGTATGGACGACGATATCGAAGGGGAGGGGTCGCCCTTCGATCTCGCACAGAAACGCAACACGACGTACGGCTCGTTCGGCATGACGCTCGCCGAGTCCAGCCCGTCCCGGGAGGTCACGAACACCCGGTGGTTGGCGACCAGCCCGCACGAGGCCCCGCCCTGCGAGGGCATCCTGAGCCTGTACAACCGCGGCGACCGGCGGCGGCTGTACTGGCCTTGTCCTCGCTGCAAGGCGTACTTCCAACCGGACTTCGAGCATCTGGTGTGGGACGAAGCGGAGACCTCGGCCGAGGCCGCCGCGACGACTCGACTGGTGTGCCCGCATTGTGCGTATCCGATTCGGTTCGCCGAACGCGACGATATGTACCCGGACGCCCGGTGGCTGAAGGAAGGTCAGGCAATGTCCGGCGGCGTCCTGATCGGCGAAGGCCGCAAGAGCAATACGGCGTCGTTCTGGCTGTTCGGCCCGGCCGCCCGGTTCACCACGTGGTCGAAACTGGTCGAGACTTACCTGGACGCCGAGAAGGAGTGCGAACAAACCGGTTCCGAGGAGTCGTTAAAGAAGTTCTGGAACACCGACATCGGCCGGCCGTACGTGCCGAAACGAAGCCAGACCCAGCGGTTGCCCGAGGTCATCAAGGCCCGGGCCGAGGATCTGGCGGACCGAGAGGTTCCGCCGGACACCCGATTCCTGGTCGCCCAGATCGACGTTCAGGCCAACCGGTTCGAGGTCCAAGTTCTCGGCGTGTTGCCGGGGGACCCGTTCGACTTGGTCGTCGTCGATCGGTTTCAGATCATCAAGTCTATGCGGACCGACGTGGACGATGACCGCCTGTGGGTCAAGCCGGCGGCCTACCTGGAGGACTGGGACGTTCTGATCGACGCCGTCCTGAAGAAGACCTACCCGCTGAGCGACGGCACCGGCCGACGGATGCGGGTCAAAGGCGTCGCCTGTGACTCGGGCGGCCGGGCTGGCACCACGACCAACGCTTACGCCTTCTACCGCAAGCTGAAGGGGCAAAACCTGGCCGCCCGGTTCACCCTGGTCAAAGGTGACTCGTCGCCGGGGGCGCCACGGACCCGGATCAGCTATCCGGATGCCCAGAAGAAGGACAAGTTGTCGGCCGCCCGCGGCGACGTGCCGGTCCTGCTGCTGAACCCGAACGTCCTGAAGGACGCGATGGCCGGCCGGATCGACAATATCGAGCCGGGCAAAGGGATGATCCGGTTCCCCTCGTGGCTGCCGGATTCCTACTACTCGGAACTGTGCGCCGAAACCCGGACGCCGAAGGGTTGGGAGAACCCGGCCCACTACCGGAACGAGGCGTGGGATTTGTGCTACTACGGCCTTGGCTATCTGGTGTCGTCGTACATCCAGGCCGAGACGATCAACTGGAGCCGGCCGCCAGGTTGGGCCGCTCCGTGGGACTCCAACGACCTCGTGTTCGCCACCGAAAAGGATACGTTTGCGCCGGAGGTCAAGGCAGAGTATGATTTCCGGGCACTCGGCCGGCGGTTGGCCGCGTAGACGGGAGATAGCCGGTGGCGACCACCGCGGAACTGTTGGTCCAGGCCGAGACCGCCTATCACCAGTTGATGATCGGCACGTCTCCGCGTGTCGTCGTCGACCAGAACGGCGAACGGATTGAATATACGTCCGCCAATAGGGCCGGCCTCTATTCGTACATCCAGGAGCTACGGGCGAAGATCGCCGCGCCGGCGGTCAACCAAGCGATCCGGAGGCCGATGCGGATATGGCTGTAAAGCGTTCTCGCCGTACGGCGGTCACCGTTACCCCGGCGGCCCCTGTCGCCCTGGGCGGCCTGGAGGGCGCGGACACGACGTCCCGTCGCCTGGCTTCCTGGCGAGCGCCGGCCGGCAGCGCCGACGTCCTGGTCAATCGGGCAAAGCCCGTGGCGGACGATCGCGGGCGCGACCTGGCGCGGAACGACCCGACCACGGCAAACGCCGTCAAGATCCACCAGAACAGCATCGTCGGCTCCCACTATCGACTGTCGGCCATGCCGAACTGGCTGGTCCTTGGGGCGACCGAAGCCTGGGCTGACGAGTTCCAGAAGGTGGTCGAGGCCCGATTCACCTTGTTGGCCGAGTCACCGAAGAACTGGCTGGATGCCAGCCGGAAGATGACCCTGACGGACAAAGTTCGCCTGGCCGTCGCCAGTTTCGTCGTGACGGGCGAGTCGCTTCAGATCGCCGAATGGATCAAGGATGCCGACCGGCCTTGCCGTACGGCGATCCAGCACGCCGCGCCGGCCCGCCTGAACAACCCGAACGGCGTATCCGACTCCAGCACGATGCGGCGAGGGGTCGAGATCGACGAACGGGGTCGCCCGATCGCCTATCACGTCCAGTCCAACCATCCGGGCGACTTCGGAGTCAACTTCGACCTCTGGTCTTGGAAACGGGTGCGGGCGGAACTGCCATGGGGCCGCCCCCAGGTGTTGCACATTTTCGACCCGCTGGAGCCGGGGCAGAACCGAGGATTGTCCGACTTGGTCGCCGCGATGGAGACCATGCAAATGACCCGCAAGTTCCGGGGCGCCACGCTGGAAAACGCCATCGTCAACGCCACCGTGGCTGCTGCGATCGAGTCGGAACTTCCTTCCGAGGTCATGGTTGCCGCGATGGGCGGAGGGTCCGGATCATCCGCCTGGACCGACCCGATTGGCGAATACCTGTCGGCGCTGGACGGATACCGAGGCGAGGCCAACGGCCTGCGGATGGACGGGGTGATGATCCCGCATCTGTTTCCTGGGTCCAAGCTGACAATGAAACCGGCCGGCACGCCGGGCGGGGTCGGAACCGATTTCGAGGGGTCGCTGCTTCGGCATACGGCGGCCGGCCTCGGTGTGTCGTACGAAGAACTGTCGCGGGATTACGCCCGGCTGTCCTACTCCGGTGGCCGGCTGTCCCTCCAGGCGACGGAACGGTTCATGGCGGCCCGTAAGCGGCTAGTGGCGGACAAGACGGCCAATTTTGCGTACACCCTCTGGTTGGAGGAAGAAATCAACCGGATGGAGAATATCCCGCCGCTGCCGGGCAAAAGCCGTGTCCAGACCCGGGATGCCTTCTACACCCCGTTGGGCCGGGAGGCGTTTTGCCGCGCAACATGGATCGGCGCTTCTGCCGGCCAGACCGACGAGATGAAAGAAACCCAGGCCGCCCTCATGCGGGTTCGCGCCGGGCTTTCCACGTGGGAAGCTGAGTGCGCCAAACTGGGCAAGGACTATCGAGAGGTTTTCGATCAGCTTGCCCGCGAGAACAAACTGGCGGAGTCGCTGGACCTGGACTTCAGTTTGGACGCTACCAAGCAAGGCAAGGGCGAACAGCAGGCCACGCTCCGCGACAACCAGGACGAAGAAGCATGAGCCAGTACACCGCCGCCCGGGTTCTCTCCGAGTTCAACACCCGCCCGGCTTACGTCGTGAGCGGATCGGCCGTCCAGAACCGGGAATTGGAATCCGCCGTGATGGCCGCGGTCCGCGTGCTGAGCGCCGCCGACTCGGACGCCCAAGAGCGGGAGTTCGGCGCCCGGATGATGGCCACCCTGGCCGCCTATGGCCTCGGATCGCCTGCGCCGAACAAACCCTTCGCGTTCGCCAACGGGGTCGCGGTGATCCCGGTTCATGGCGTTCTGATCAACCGCTTTCCGAGTTCCTGGGGTTTCGTCACCGGCTACGATTTCATCCGGCGGCAGACGGCCGAGGCGGACGAAGACCCGGACGTCCAGGTCGTTGCGTACGACCACCACTCCCCCGGCGGCACGGTCGCCGGCTGCCCGGAGACATACGCCGCGATCCTGGCTCTCCGCGGCCGGAAGAAGACGGTCGCGATCGTCGACTCGGCAGCCTACTCGGCCGCCTATTACCTTGCATCGGCCGCCGACCGGATCGTCGTCACGCCTTCCGGCGGGGTTGGCTCGATCGGCGTCGTCGCGGCCCGGTGGGACGTGACCAAGATGGCCGAGGACGCCGGCGTCAAGGTCACGTTCATCTACGCCGGAAAGCACAAGCTGGACGGCAATCCGATGACCGAGATGTCCGACGACGAGAAGAAGCGAATCCGGGCATCCGTAGATTCGGCCTACGACGGGTTCGTGTCCGCCGTGGCTGCCGGGCGCGGACTTTCGGAGGATGCTGTACGCGCAACGGAAGCCGCGTGCTTTGACGCGGAAGACGCCTTGCGTGCCGGCCTGGTTAACGATATCATGACGCCCGACATGGCCTTGCAGGCCGCTCTTGCGTCCGAGGAGGATGACGATATGACCGTACAGGGTTCGCCCGCCCAGCCCGGAGCCGCCGCCGAGACCGTCGACGCGACCGCCGTTGCGGCACAGGCCACGACCGCGGAGCGTGCCCGTATCGCGGGCATCCTGGCGAGCGACGAAGCGAAGGACCGCCCTTCGATGGCTCTGCACCTGGCCACCAAGACCGGCATGTCGGTTGACGACGCGAAGAGCCTGCTGGCCGTCGCCGCCGTCGAAACCGCTCCGGTCGCCCAGGTGACGAACCCGCTGGAGGCTGCGATGGCCGCCGCCGGCACCCCTGCTGTCGGAGCCGATCCGGCCAACCTCGCCGGCGCGAATACGCCGGAGGCCAAGGCCGGCGGTCTGTTGGCGGCCTATGCCGCGGCGACCGGGATCAAGTTCCCGGTAAACTGAGGAGCCAACCATGACCACCGTACTCGACTCTGACCTGGTTTTCGGCGACACCGCCGCCGGGTCGTTCACCCCTTCGCAGTTCATCTTGAACGGCCCCGTCGTCACGGCGTCGGTCGTCGTCCTGACGGGCGAAGACCTCGCCAAGTACCAGGCCATCGGGATCAACGCTGCCGGCAAGGCCGTGGCCTGGTCCCCGACCGCGACCGCCCAGACCGGCGACACCTACGCCCGCGGAACGCTGACGTTCGGCGGCCAGCCGACGGCCGACGACACGGTCACGATCAACGGCACCGCGATCACCTTCAAGGCGTCTGGCGCGACCGGCGCCCAGGTCAACATCGGCGCGTCGGCCACGCTGACGGCTGCCAACCTGCTGACCTACATCACCACCAACACCGTCGCTCTGGGTGTCAACGCGGCACAGGCGGGCACGGTGCTGACGGTGGAGGCCAACGCGGCCGGCGCCGTCGGCAACGCGATCACCCTGGCCAAGTCCGGTACCTACCCGTCTCTGTCGGCGGCGACCCTGACCGGCGGCGGTGACGACACGACCGTCCTGGCGCCCGAGGCCAAGCTGGCCGGGTTCATGGCGCAGGCGGTCGACGCGGATGGCGCGGACGTCGAAGGGCCGTACTTCCGGTCCGGCACGTTCAACTACGACCTGATCGACTGGAACTCGGCGGTCGCCTCGCTCGCGGCGGCGCAGGCCCATTGCAGCGGCAGCCCGCTGTTCGTCGACCAGCCGAAGTAACCCGCCGTTTGGCGACCTGATGAAAGGATACTGAACGGTGGAACTCTACGACACCCGGACGCTGATCGGCGTCATCCGCGTAATGAATCCGCTGACGCCCTACTGGCTTCAGTATTTCCCCCGTACCCTGACGTTCGACTCCATGGACATTCAGTTCGACATGGTGGCGGACAGCCGTGTGCTGGCGCCGTTCGTCGCGCCGAACGTCCAGGGCCGTGTGATGGGGAATCTCGGCCACACGGCCAAGGTGTTCCGTCCTGCGTACGTCAAGCCGAAGCACGTCGTCGAGCCGTCCCGCGGCCTGCCGCGTATGGCGGGTGAGGCGCTGGCGGGTGAGATGTCCGCCGGACAGCGACTCCAAGCGATCATCGTCGAGAACATGCGGCTCGAACGTGAGATGATCGAGCGCCGTTGGGAGTGGATGGCCGCGAAGGCAGTCATCGACGGCCAGGTGACGGTGTCCGGCGAGGACTACCCGGCTCAGACGGTCTCGTTCGGCCGCCACGCGGACCTCGCGGAAACCCTGCTGACCACGGAGCGGTGGTCGCAGTCGACCTCGACCCCGCTGGCCGACATCGCCGCCAAGCGCAAGCGGGCGTTCGAACTGGCCCGCGCGCCGATCACCCGCCTGACGTTCGGCGCTGATGCGTGGGAGTACTTCTCGCAGCACGCCTCGGTAAAGGCGCTCCTCAGCACGGAGTCCCGGGGGTCGACGACCGATTATA